TCACCACGGCCATGTACCACCGCTGAGGGATCTGCAGTTCGTCCGTCAGATCACCCACATCCATGATCTGCCGGGAGTACCAGACAGTCATCTGCACGAAGGGGTTGCTCGGCACCGGCCACAGGTAAATCTGCGGATTCGGGACTGTGCGGTTGAACCAGAACTGGTACGGTTGGTTGGCCGTAAAGTTCTTGTTGGGCAGGTTCGTGTAGTCGTCCCGGTTCAGGCGAGCCATCGTGATCTCTTGGCTCATGTTGCCGACCCAGAACTCACGCAGAGCCAAGGTCGTGCCGCTGTAGGCCCGGACGCGGTAATACTGGACGCTCTGGCCCGGATTGATGTCCGTCCAGATCCAGATGTTGTCCGTGACGACAACAGAGCCCAGATCCTCGAGCGTGCTCCAAGTCACAGCGTCAGTGCTGTACTCGAGCGTCAAATTCCACGTTGCAGACCCGCCGCCGGAGATGTAGGGCAGCAAACCGATCGATCCGGCGTAGATGGGGTTGTCCGTGCCGAAGTTGATGGAGATGTTGCCGTTGGCGGAGGTCTGTTGGCAGTAGGTATCGACGTTGGAGTCGCCTGCATAGGCCACCGTACCGCCCGCGGAGGTCGTGTACGAGCCGTTTGGGCGCTGCATCGTCCGATACAGGGCGTTCAGAACGTCGTTTGACCCCTCTGGAAGGGTGTAGATGTAGTTATCGGGGGTAAGACCGAAGATTTTCTTCTCAACAGCCCAATATTGGATGCCGATGTTGATCAGATTCGACAAAACGAAGCCAAGAGACTCCCGAGCGCTCAAAACTTGCTCAGAAGTCAGTTCTTCGGCCAGTTTTCCGCACCTTCTGGCCCCATGATCGATCAAAGTTTGGACGTTGTAGACCTGTCCATAGGCGTCAGAGTAGGCCATTACCACTCTCCTTGTTGTGGTACACTGGGGTCCATGTACCCAACGCAAGCGTACCTGCAAGAACTCTTTGAGTACGACCCGTCGAGCGGGTTCTTGTCGTGGAAGAGTGGACGATCAAACATGGTGTCTGGTTCTCGCGCAGGATGCGTTAACAAGTCTGGCTACCTGATCGTTACGATCGATTCTAAGTCGTACAGGTTGGCGCGGATCATCTGGATTTTGTTGTTTGGGTTCATTCCGGCAGGCTTTTTTGTTGATCACATCAATGGAAACAAGACGGATAACCGTCTCTGCAACTTGAGGCTTGCAACAAACAAGCAAAATCAAGAAAACCGCCCCGCCCCAAAGAACACAACATCAGGTTACCGGGGTGTTTGTTGGCACAAAACCGCACAGAAGTGGATGGCAAGAGTCTGCCACCACGGGAAACGAGAGACCATTGGATTTTTCGATACCGCAGAGTCTGCATACGAGGCTTATAAGGCCCGCGTACAGCAGATTTACACCCACGCAGATCGAATTCCATAGTCAATCCCAACCCGGGCAGTTCCAACGCCTCATAGAGGCCCTTGCACGGCTGCCTTTCTCGCTTTTTTCGGCCACCGGACCCATCCGAGCGCAGAAAGAGTCCCTGCGAGCCCCTCCTTGAGGCTGAGGAGCCTTTAAATTGCTGCCGGTCTCGCGGTTGTACTTCTCTCGACCCTTCTGAGTCAGGCCTGCACCACGTTCTGCGGGCAGTTTTTCGCCCCGGCCGATGGCCAGAGAGACGTTCCCGCCGTCCTTTTTGCTCTGAGCACGCCGCTGAACGTCATAAGCGATCGCCACAGCCTGCTTTTGAGGCTTGCCCGCGGCAATTTCGGCCTTGATGTTCTGCTTGAAGGCCTTCTCAGACTTGCCTTTGATGAGCGGCATTTAGGCCACCTGCAGAACGGCAGCAATCACAGACGGGATCGCCGGATAAGCGGGCGATAGACTGGCCGGAAGCGCTTCAATCGTCACCGTGGTAGACGTTGGAACCCACACAATCTGCACATATTGCCCTGCGGTGAGGTTCAATAGGAACGTCAATGAGGCAACCGAGTACCCAAAAATGCCTGCACTCTTTCTCGCCGGGACGGTGTACTGAGTCGCGGAGTTCGCAAGATCGCTTCCATTGACTCGCAGCCAGACAGTTGCGTCTTGCTGCGCGTTGTCAGTGTTCTTCAACTGGATGCTGAACTGCAGGTTGTAGATGCCGGTGTTGGGGACCGTGATGTTGGACCCACTGGCAATCGTCACGCCATCAGATACGTCTGTCGTGTTGAACGTAACAACCGTTCCACTAGAAATGTTTCCGGTCTGATCAGTTGAATCACTGAACGCACCGTATGCGGCATCATAAGCCCGGATGGAGTCAAGAGTCGCCTTGACGTTGGCGCCACCCTGAACAAGAGGAACCAGTTCTGCGCCAGTCAGCGTTGACGCAGTCGGCATCGCGGAAATCTTCTGGTCTGCCATTACGACGACTCCAAAATGATCTTGTTGCTGTCCTCTTGCAGGACATAACCGGGGCTAGTCTCGTCGAGGATGTAGAACGTGGAAACAGGGGCTGCACCATATAGGTCTACAACACCATCATCCCCAACATCCTCACCAACACCACCCCCAATGGGATTGATGGCGTTGACTTGATCGCCAAAGCCATCAGTTGTGTTGGCCTGATTGGCGACGCCGCCGTAGCCAACGTGAGGCATCAGATCCCCGCTTGGATAAGATTCAGAGTGGCTGTGCCGCTACCAGAGTTCACAAGCACCTTGACGCCCGTGACCGGGAAAGCATAGTTGCCATCCTGATTGGTGGTCTCGCCCGCAATCGTAGGATGCGAGAACCAAGTCGAGAACCCAACCGCCGGGTCATCGAACGTATGCTGAACGGTGTAGTCAACAGTGCCCGAAACAGTTACACCAAAGCCCACGTTGAACGGACTGATGTTGGTGTTCATGACCAAGGCGCTGCTTGAGCCCGTTCCAGTCTTGGAGACGGTTTGAACCTTCATGGTTACCCTTCAAAGAAGGCGAGGGCCGAAGCCCCCGCCCGTTTCAGCACTTTACCGAGCCGCCCCGCTTCTTGGAAGGGGTGACAGTTACAGACTTCTCAGTCTTGGTCACACTTCCTGCAGGAGCCTCCTTACCGGAGAACAGGCCCTTGGCAGCCTCGAACATCCGCTTGGGAGCACCAAGAATGGTGTCACGCATAGCCTTGTTCTCAGCAGTCTCAGCCTTCTCGTAGTCCTTGTAGGCGCGTTCAGCATCAGCGGTCTTGATCGCAGATTGAGCCTCAGCGGGGATCTTCCCGCCATCAGCCATCTTGACCTTTCCGCCTTTCTTGAACGTCCCCGACTGGAGATTGTTCTTTACCGGCTTGGAAACGAAGTGAGGAGGGTACGCGACGGGACGACCAGAGTCGTTAACACTGCCCCCCGCCGCGAAGGCTTTTTTTGCGGAGCCACCTTTCTTGTAGCCCCCTGCATTGCCTAGACGCACCTCACCAGTGGTGGTGTTGGTCGCTCCGGGCTTGGACGTAGAGACATTACCCTCCACGCCGCCACCCTTGGCATAGCAAGCCTTGCCGCCCTTCTTGTAGCCACCGGCGTTGCCAAGTTTGACATCGCCAGTCTTCTTCGGGGTGTGGTCTTCACCTTCAGCGGTGACCATCTTCGTCTCACCCTTGGTGGACTTGATGACTCCGCCTTCCTTGAAGCCGCCCTGACCCATCACGACGCCGCCGGTCTTCAGGCCCTTGTGGGCCTTGGACGCAGCCATCTCGGCGTGCTTGGACAGTTTGCGGTCAACACCCTTGATAGCGGCCATCTCAGCCTTGTGCTCGGCCTTGGTCTCGCCACCTTCCTTCATCATCGGGCGGCCAAGCATGGCAGCACGACGATCAGCCATGGACGGAGCCATGGGGCGGCGAGTAGGAGCCATGCCACCGCGGGAGCCGGGGGCAGGCGAAGCCGCAAGGCCACGCATGATCCCGCCGTCCATCATCTTGTGGCCATGCTCGCCCTTGGCGTCCTTCATGGACACATGACCGCCCTTCTTGAGTTTCAACTCAATAGTGGGCTCGGTGGTCATCATCTTCACCATCGGTTTGAATTGACCCATGATGATCTCCTTAGACCTTCTGAGCGTAGACCACCGTGAGGCGGTACACACCCTGAGTGGTGCTGACGGTGCCGTTGGGATCCACAGTGACCACTACGCTCGTGTTCGAACCCACATCCGACATCGCCGTCAGTTGAGCGG